GGCATCAAGCTGCTGGGCCTGAAGATCGAGATCCCCGGTTTGCAGGGGGCTGCTGATGGCGCTCCGGTGGAAGGCATGTCTCGCATCCGCCACCCGCTGCTGCTTGAAGCAGTGCTGCGATTCCAAGCGAACGCCCGCAGTGAGATGCTGCCCACTGATGGCCCGGTGAAGATCCGCAACGACGCAGTAGCGTCCACCGTTGAGCAAGATCAGTTAGGCAACGCTCTTGAGAAGGACATGAACCACTATCTGACGGCGGTGGCGAGCGAGTATTACCCCGATACGGATCGCATGCTGTTGATGCTGGGCTTCGGTGGGACGAGCTTCAAGAAGGTCTACTATTGCCCGCTGCGGAATCGCCCTGTGAGCGAGAGCGTGGATGCCGATGACTTGATCGTCAGCAACAGCGCCACTGATCTGCGCAATGCAAAGCGGGTGACGCACCGCACCAAGATGCGCCCATCGACTGTGAAGCGCTTGCAGATCCTCGGCGTCTACCGCGACATCGATCTGTCTGACCCTAAGCCAATTGATCTGGATAGTGTGCAGCGCGAGAAGAACGCCCAGCAGGGCATCTCTGGCGATAGCTTCAACCCAGAAGATCGCGACCGAGAGATCTACGAGTGCTATTGCGAACTCGACGTTGGCGGGTTTGAGCATAAGTACAAGAAGAAGATCAGCGGCCTTGAGATCCCGTATCGCGTGACCATCGATGTCTCCACCAAGGAAATCTTGTCGATTGTCCGCAACTTTGATGAGGATGACGCCGAACTTCCCACGGCTCGCCAGAACTTCGTGAAGTACACCTTTGTGCCGGGCATGGGCTTCTACGACCTTGGCCTTCTTCACATTCTTGGAAACACCACCAACGCTCTGACGGCTGCGTGGCGCGAGATGCTGGATGCTGGCATGTATGCCAACTTCCCCGGCTTCCTTATGTCAGACACCGGGGCGCGGCAGAACACCAACATCTTCCGTGTGCCTCCCGGCGGCGGCGCTCTGGTCAAGACAGGCGGTCTCCCGATCAATCAGGCGATCATGCCGTTGCCCTACAAGGACGTTGGCGCTGGCTTAATGAATCTTGCCGAGAACATGGCGCAGACTGGCGCGCGTGTCGGAGGAACGGCAGAGATGGCCGTGGGAGAGGGTCGAGCGGACGCCCCTGTGGGCACTACCCTCGCCATGATTGAGCAGGCCACAAAGATCCTGAACGCCGTCCACAAGCGCATGCATGCAGCGCAGGCGGAAGAGTTCCAGCTTCTGGCCCGTTGCTTTCGTGAAAACCCGGAGAGCTTCTGGCAACGGAAGGGCAAGCCTTCGTATCCGTGGAGCGAAGAGACCTTCATACAGGCGCTCAACGATTGCGAATTGATCCCGCAGGCTGACCCTAACACGGCTAGTCACACGCAGCGCCTGATGAAAGTGATGGCGTTGAAGCAGCTACAGTCGGCCAGCCCCTCGATGTACGATCCAATTGCCATCGACACGGCAGCGCTGAAGGCTATCGGTTGGAGCAACCCGGAACAGTTCCTTGCGCCGCAGAGCGCGCAGAGCAGGCCCCCGCCAGAACTGATTCAGGCGCAGGCGCTGATGAAGACAAACGAGATGAAGGCTCAGGCCTCTATGATGGATTCACAGACGAAGGCCCGCGCCGCAGAAATGAAGGGCGAGGCGGATCTGATGAAGGCCAAGATCGACATGATGAAGGCCCAGAACGAACTGGCTCTGGCCGAAGAAGATTTGCGTAGTAAGTCAATGGATCGCACCTCGCGCGAGCGCTTGCAACTTATTGATCTTGCTCAGAATTTGACCGTGCATCCAGAGAGTGCTGGGCTGGTTTCCCCGCTGATTGAGCCTGCTATGCAGGAGATTGATCGACAACAAGAGATCGGGATGGGCGGTGGTCAGCCTCAATCCCTTGGAGGTGAGTAATGGCTTATCCGCTGATATTGAGAGCTTTGCTCGCCGCCGCGCGCAATAGGCCAAACATGGCGTTGCCGACTAAGAGCATCCCAAAGTCTTTCCAGCCTAGAGTTGCGCTTGATCCTCTGACGGGGAAACCAATCCCGTTGACCCGTGCGGCTTCAGGCAAGATGAACCCTGCGGTTAGAGAGTTTACGGCTGATCAGGTGCGCAATGCACGCCTTATCGGCGCTGCCGTTCCTGCTGGAGTTGGGGCCGCTGGCGCAGGTGTAGCCAATATTATTTCTAGCGGAACAGATGCACCGCCATCCGCTCGCCCTCCTGTTGACACTACCGGCATGAGCCCCGAAGAAGCTGCGTTGGCAAAGCAGCAGGCTGAGAGCGCCATTGATTATGGGCGCATCTTTTCACGGACCCCTCCGGTTACGCCTACAGAACGCCGTCCTTCTTTCCAGCGACAGGCGCAAGCTGGTGCGCTTTTAACCAATCCTAACCCGTCCCAAGCCGCCATTGGTCAAGATGTTTTGACGCCGCCCTCTAGCGAAGAACTTTTTCAAAGGAGAATGGAAGCTGCCATGAGATCTGGCGCAATGAACCAGCCAGATGAAAGCATGAATCCAAGCGAGAGCGACATTGAAGCTGCGTTGCGGATTACTAGGCAACGTGACGCTGAAAGGGCTCAACAATATCAGAGGATGCAGGACATAGATGCTTCTGATAGCCAAGCGTTGTTTAATGCGTCTCGGGCCGCTCAGTTAGGTGCTGCCGCTGGAGATTTAGATAACCGTATGGGCGTAGAGCCTCGACAGGCTGACATTCCCGTAGGCGAGATAAACCCCAACTACACGCGCCCATCTGTTGGAGGATCTTCTAGCACTGCCCCTGCTAGGCCTACTGGCGCGGCTGCTCCTGCGGTAAGGCGTGAGCCAATAGACCCTACATCTGGCGCGCGTCCTGCGCCAGCACAGGGGGCTTCTCCGTCCTTCTCGTTGTCCCGGTTCTTCAGTGGCCCTGAGTATCAATCCACTGGCGAACGTGTCGTTAAAGACGGCGGCCAAGGCGTCAACTTTGGAAGCGGCGAAAGCGCTGCTGACTTCTTCCGCGCTGACAGGGAATTAAGAAAGCAGCGTCCTGAGATGTTTGAGCGTCAGGCAGAGGCTCGCGGCGGCGCTCCCAAAGCTTCGGGCAGCGGCGGCAAAGATGCTGCGCTGCACAAGGCGCTTGAAATTATTCACCACATGCTTACGCGCGGACGCTAAACCAAGGTGCGCTGATGAATCGCCATCAATCTATCCTCGATGCCCTCCACATCGCTCGTCAGCGCTTTGCAAATGGTGGTGATGCGTTAGCCCGTTGGCGTGATCTTAATACATCCGCTGACAAACAACTCAGCGATACCGCCAAACGGCTTTTCCCGCAGACTAACGGCGTGTTCCCCACGCTTGCCCAGCAGCCCGTGCCGCCGGTTGACCCGCTGCGCACTGGCTACGTTCAGCCTAATGCCTATCAGCAGCCTGCTGCGCCTCAACAGGGCGTCAGGGAGCCTTCCGTGCCGGAGGGTGCGCTGGCCTACTACCGCCCATATGACGGCGGCGGTGAAGGTTCTACGGGTGCGTTTAACGGCTATACCGAAACACCCTCGGCGGATATGTCCTCAACCTCTACGGGGCCATCTGCGCCCGGCGGTACGTCGCCCGGTTTCTCGTTCAATGGCGCTCCTATCGGTGCTGTGGATGCTTACGACCTTCCGGCTCCCGTCGCGGATCAGCCTCTTGATACAAGATCGGTCAACACAACGTCTGTTCCGTCTACGCCCGGCATGTTTGGAAATATGTTTACGGGTACGGCTACTGCGCCTGCCGCTTTGGGTATGGCAAACAATGCGGTTGCAAATCAAACTGCTGTAGGCGCGCAAGTTGGGGCTCAAGTTGGTAATGCTCTCAACACAATAGGCACAAGCCCTGCGGCTGCTCCCGCTGCGCAGCCATCGACAAGCCCATTTGGCGCGCTGGGACCGGGGCCGCAGAACAATCAAGCTACCTTTGACGCTATGGGCAACGTAACCGTTCCCGGCGCGAATCCGTTTGCTGTACAGGCTTCTGCTCCCGCTCCCGCGCCTGCACCTTCTGCATCCCAAGGAACTACACCGGGCGTTCAAGCTCCTTCATTTTCTGCACCTCCCGCATTTGCCACTGCTGAAGAACTTGCAGATGTCCCCGCAGACATGATTGGATCAACGCCTGAAGGGGCAGCATTTACTGCTGGCATGGCAGATCAGTCGATAAGCGGAGAGACCGGGTCATTTGCTGCGGCCCCTGCTGCGCCGTCTGCACCTGATGCCCCCTCCGCCCCTGCAACTGCGCCTGATGTTGATACTAGCATGGGAATTTCCCAATCCAACTTCAGCGATAACCCCGGCCTTGCTGCGGCATTAGCTGACGCGCAAGCTGACGCCGATGCAGCCGCTGCGGCAGATGCAGCCGCTGCGGCAGATGCAGCCGCTGCTGCTGAAGGGGCTACAGCGGAAGGTGGGGTTGATGGGGGAGGTTATGGCGACGGAAGTACCGGCGGCAGCACTGATGGCGGCGGTTGGGGTGGCTGGGGCGGCTCTGGCGCGGACGGCGACGGCAGCTACGGCGGGGGATACGGCGGCGATGGAGACGGTGGCGGTGGCTACGGCGGTGGTGGCTACGGCGGTGGTGGCGACGGTGAT